GGTGGATGATCCACCCGGGGCTTGTGGGCACGGGTGTCGATCATCATCCAGACCTCGTGCGGCATCTGTGTGCCGATGCCGTGGTAGGCCAGTGCCGACAGCAGGCAGATTACACCGCTCGGCACCCGCGCCGCTGCATGGGCAAGGCTGGCGTGTTCGGACGAGTCTGTCGAAACCGCGGCGTACATCCCTCGTCCGGTCTTGGTCAGCTCTCCTGCGGCGACAAGTCGCCGCAGGACCTCCGGGTGAATGCCGGCGGACATGGCATCTCGGACACGAAGCACGCCGAGGCGTCGTGCCAGTGAGAGTGCGGCTTGGGCGGGTGCGGTCTTGGACATCGCGTGTAATAGTATCGACTATTGGCCGTAAAACTCAAGGCAAATACACGCCGTCCAAAAACACCGCCCTTGAGGCCCAATCGCGGGCATCGTCGGTGCGAGGGCGTGAACGACTTCTACCGGTGGAACAAACCGGTTGCATGCCATCCCAAAGCGGGCAGATGGCTCCGCCGCTGCATAGGGGACACCTAGAGGTCGCGCTGTGCGGCCCGTGAGGTGAACCCGTGCCCGACCCCGCCCCCAACCTCGAGCAGGCCATCCGCGACAACGCGTCGCAGCCCGCGAAGGCGTCGGTCGACGGCCAGTCCGTCGAGCAGCAGCCATTGAAGGACCAACTTGAGGTCGTCCGCTTCTTCGCGTCCAAGGACGCCGCGAGGAAGCCCGGCCTCGGGATCAAGTTCGCCAAGATCGTCCCCCCCGGCTCCGTCTGACCACTCATGCTGAAAGCCATCGCCAACATCATGAGCCGGGTCGGTCGCGGAGCGTCTGCCGACTCTCCCTCCCCGGCGGCGTCGCGTGAACCGCACGGAAGCGGTCCACGCGGCGGCCGTCGATTGGTCGTCGCCAAGTTCGACTCGGCGCAGACGACCGCCGACAACCGCAAGCACTGGGCGAACGCCGACGGCCTCTCGCCCAACGCCGCCATCAACCCCGAAGTGCGGCGCGTTCTGCGCAACCGGGCCCGCTACGAGGTCGCCAACAACTCCTACGCCAAGGGGATCGTCCTCACGCTCGCCAACGACACCATCGGCACTGGTCCCAGGCTCCAGATGCTCACCAGTGACGCCGAGGCCAACGCCCGCATCGAGGACGCGTTCGAGCAGTGGTCACGGGCGGTCGACCTGCCCGGCAAACTCCGCACCATGCGGATGGCCCGCGCTGAAACCGGCGAGGCGTTCGCGCTGCTGGTGAACAACCCGGGCGTGGCGTCGCACGTGTCGCTGGACGTGAAGCTGATCGAGGCGGATCAGGTCTGCTCGCCGCTCATGCGCCGTGGCCGGAGCGACGAGATCGACGGCATCCTCCTCGACCAGTGGGGTAACCCCTCCGCGTACCGTGTGCTGAGGCGTCATCCCGGCGACAACAGCGCCCTCCGTGCCCCGATCGACGACCTGCTCGCGTACGACACGCTCCCCGCCGCTTCGGTCGTGCACTACTACCGGGCCGATCGGCCGGGCCAACTGCGTGGCATCCCCGACATCACGCCGGCGCTCCCGCTCTTTGCTCAGCTCCGCCGGTACACGCTGGCGACCATTGCGGCCGCCGAGACCGCCGCCAACTTCGCCGCCGTCATCTACACCGACGCCCCGGCCAACGGCGAGGCCGATCCGCTCGAGCCGATGGACGAGGTTGAGCTTGAGCAGCGTCTGGCGACCGTGCTCCCCGGCGGTTGGAAGCTCGGGCAGGTCCACGCCGAGCAGCCGACCACGACGTTCGGCGAGTTCAAGCGCGAGATCCTCAACGAGATCGCCCGCTGCCTGAACATGCCGTTCAACGTCGCGGCGGGGAACTCGTCCGGTTACAACTACGCCAGCGGCCGCCTGGACCACCAGGTGTACTTCAAGAGCATCCGCGTCGAGCAGCACCAGCTGCAGCTCGCCGTGCTCGACCGCATCCTCAAAGCCTGGCTCAACGAGGCGGTGCTGGTCGAGGGGCTGCTCCCGCAGTCGCTCCGCACGATCGCCCGCACGCTCCCGGAGCACGCGTGGTTCTGGGATGGCGTCGAGCACGTCGATCCCGCGAAGGAAGCGACGGCACAGGCCACTCGCCTGGCCAACCACACGACCACGCTCGCGGTTGAGTTCGCCCGCCAGGGGCGCGACTGGGAGCAGGAGCTCCGCCAACGCGCCAAGGAACTCGCGCTCATGAACGAGCTGGGCCTCGTGCCCGCCGCCGCGTCACCGGCGGGAAGTACGCCCGCGAATCCCGCAGCGCCAGCCGACGACACCGATCCCGCAGACCCCGTGGACGAGGAGACCGCCAGTGCCAGTGCCGACTGACTCCATCAAGATCCTGCCCGCGCTCATGCTCACCGCGACGGCCGACATCACCTTCGCCGCTGCGGCGGACGGACAGAGTGCACCGCTGCCCCGGTTCAAGATGGTCGCGTACAGCGGCGGCGCGATGCGCGTCGGGGGCTGGCGGCACCCCGTGGTGATCGACCTCGCTGGCCTGGGTGTCCCGTCGCAGGCCCGCCCGATCCGCTTCGGGCACGACCCGCTCTCGGGCGTCGGCCACACCGATGCGATCCGCGTCGAGGCCGGGCAACTCATTGCGACCGGCGTGATTTCCCGCGACACACCCGCCGCGAAGGAGGTCGTCGCCTCCAGCCGGAACGGATTCCCCTGGCAGGCCTCCGTCGGCGCGAGCGTCGAGGAGTTCGAGTTCATCAAGGACAACCAGAAGGCGACGGTCAACGGCCAGGAGATCACCGGCCCGGTCAACGTCGTCCGCAAGGCCACACTCGGCGAGATCAGTTTCGTGGATCTCGGCGCAGACGGCCGCACCAGCGCGAGCATCGCCGCGCGTCAGCACAAGGAGCCCAGCGTCATGGCCGACGATTCCAACCCCACCCCCTCCCCGTCCTCGACCCCTTCGGTCACCGGCACCGAGCAGACCCCCGAGCAGGTCCGCGCCGCGGCACTGGCCGAGACGGCCCGCATCGACGCGATCCGCAGAGTGTGCGGTGGCAAGTACAGCAACATCGAGGCCCAGGCCATCCGCGACAACTGGGATGCCACGCGCACCGAACTGGAAGTCCTCCGCGCCAGCCGCCCCAAGGTCCCAGGCATCCATGTGATCGACACGAGCGTGACCAGCGAGGTGCTGGAGGCCGCGTGCTTCCAGAGCGCCAAGCTCGATGGCATCGAGAAGGTCTGCTCGGAGCAGGCGATGGACGTCGCGGCCAAGCGGTTCAACGGCGGTCTGGGCTTGCAGGAGCTGCTCTTCGAGGCCGCGATCGCCAACGGCTACACGGGCCGCACCTTCCGCGACAGCCGCCGCGTGCTCGAGGCCGCGTTCGGTCGGGGCATCGAGGCGGGGATGACCACCATCGACGTCGGGGGCATCCTGTCCAACGTCGCCAACAAGTTCCTGCTCGAAGGCTTCTTCAGCGTCGAGCGTGTCTGGCGGAACATCTGCGCCGTCCGCAACGTGAACGACTTCAAGACGGTCACAAGCTACCGCCTCATCGGCAAGGACCAGTACGAGGAGATCGGCGCGGGCGGCGAGATCAAGCACGGCACGCTCGGAGAAGAGACCTACACCAACAAGGCCAGCACCTACGCCCTGATGTTGTCCATCGATCGACGCGACATCATCAACGATGATCTCGGCGCGATCACCACGGTGCCCCGCAAGCTCGGGCGGGGCTCGGGCCTGAAGATCAACGACGTCTTCTGGACGGCGTTCCTGAACAACGCGGCGTTCTTCAGCGCCGGCAACAAGAACTTCGTCACGGGCGCAGACACCGCGCTGGGCATCGACGGACTGACCAAGGTCGAGCAGACGTTCATGGACCTGGTGGACTCCGACGGCAAGCCCACGGGGGTGATGCCGTCGATCATGCTCGTGCCCACGGCACTCTCGGCGATGGGCACGCAGCTCTATAAGAGCGTCGAGCTTCGGGACACCACCGCGAACACCAAGTTCCCGATTGCCAACCCGCACCAGGGCAAGTTCCGCATCGAGGTCAGCCGCTACCTGGCCAACGCGATCTACA